CACCGTTGTCTAGCTCTTGTCTAGTTGTCGTTAAAGTCGCTTCCGCCTGTTCAATCGCTGGTTGGATTTTTTGTAGAAATGCGTCTGCCTTGTCTGCACCCATTTCATCTCTGATTCTGTCTACTAGTTCTAATGCACCTTCTGTTTTCATTGATGCTAGGTCTTCCAAGTAACCTGTTACTTTGTCCATCATGTCCTTGGCCGCTAGTATTAATTCTGATTGTTCTTCTACACCTTCTTTTACTTCTGTTTCTTTAGTAACAACACCACCTATAATCTCTTTCTTCTCTTTGTCGTTTAGGCCTGTTGCTTTTTGTATTTTTTGCACCATCTTACCTGTCATAGGATCTGTGTTCATTCCACCATACTCACCAAGTTTTCTTTCTTGTATTGCTTGGTTAATGATGTCTAACATCATTTGGCTTTTTTGATAAGTGTTGTCTTTTAACTCTTGTCCGAAGTGTGTGTTTTGTGTAATTTCGTGTATCTTTGTTCTTACATGATTTGCGTAATCTTGTAATTCTTCTTCGTTAAATTTTGATAAGTCCATAGTTTGATTAAATCTGGATTCAAACTCATTTAATAAAGACTCTGTAGTAATAGGTTTTGTAAGTTCTAAACTATTCATAATGCTATTTATATTTATCCTCCAAACGTATCGTTAAAAATTTGCTGTATTTTGCCTTTACAATCGTCTGCTAGGTGGTTTGCTTGGTCTAAACGGTCATAATACACATCTTCTTGTGTTGTATTATCTTCTTTTTGTGCTTCTCGTATCATACGTTTGGCACTCTGTATATTGAACAGTTGTGATGCAAATTTAGTATCCAGTTCTAGTATGTTGTAAGGAATATTTTCACCGTCTGCTAGATGATGTGCTACCAATATGGCAGTTTGTTTTAGGTTAATATCTTCATGCAGTATTTTTGCCTCCATCATGTCCGCTATCACGTACACGTATCTAGTGCCAGTCCACTTCTTGGGTACAATGGCTATGTTGCCTATGAGGATACCTTTGGAGAACTGCTTAGGTAAATGTCGAAACGGTCTTCTTGCTTCTTCTTTGTGTACTAGGTCCGCAAGTTTGTCCTTGAGTCCATACGCCTCTATCTGTCGTACCAGCTCACTGAATGGTTTATGTTTACTTTTTTTTGGCATTGTTCACAAATCTTATACGTCTATTTAAAGCATATTGCATGTCGGTGTCAAGTTTTTTTCTAACGAATATTGCCTTGTCGGCTAACTTCTTAGCCCTGTCAACATCTTCGGCTGGTAATTGGCTTGCCCTGAATGACTCTTGTGAATGTGCGTGAATAAATTGTACATCGTCCTCAGAGACATAAACTTTGACCCGAGGTGCTATCTGTATGAACATATGTTGTATATATTATATTTGGTAATTTTGTTTGCGTTAGCCAGGCATTTTCATCAGGATCACTACCACTGTTGATAGTAAACCTGCGACCACTGTGCCTGCTGTTGCTATGATTGTTTTCTGACTGCTCTTGTGACTGACTTGTTGATCTTCATTCATCTTGGCCAGCCTAATTTCAATCGCACTTAATCTGTCGTGTAATCCTTTGTATCTCTCTGAACAAAGGTCCACGTGTGCTTCTAGGTTCTGTTTTTCTAATTCTGTTGTACTCATATATCTTTGTAAATCTCTTTTGAGGATTCTTACCTCCGTTAATAGAGCCTGTAGTTGAGCCTGTTCCATTGCCTAGATGTGCCTTTATGTGTTTGTGGTCTTGTGCCTTAATATAGTATTATTTATCTTGATACCCGGCGTAGGAAAAGTAGGTGTTTATCGTGTCGTTGTTTTCAGTGTCGAACGTTGACAGAGGAAATGTTGCTGTTTCTTTGCAAAAACTTACAATGGGCACATTATGAAAATCATTTTTAAGAGCAGATGCTGGATCCACATCATCTCCATACACACCCGTTTGCTCTGTGAAAAATTCAAAGTGCCATGTGTTGTGTTTGCCCTCATAGAATTTGCCAAAACTGCTATTACCTAGTGTGTCGTTTATCTTCTTCGGTGCTTGTTCCCACATGATGTTTGCTCTCATCTGTAGGAGTTGTAGCAGTGTATTGAAGTTGGAATTTTGATTTCGTGCTATGGCCAATGAATGCTTGTCGTGTATCACTTCGTTGGCTTCTGTTTTGAATGGAAACTGTTGTTTTAAATTACCATTGTTTGTGATATCAACCAGTGTGTGAATTCTATATAGATGCATCGTTGTGAATATTTAAGTCATAAAAAAAGGGTGAACAAATTAATGTCCACCCTTTTAAATGTCTTACGTAAAAACTTATTAATTGCTATTATTATACAGCGATTGTTAAGTCTTTTGCAGTTACAGTTGCCGCAGAAACGTCAACACCGTCGTGCGTTCCTAATGTTCTGATGTCTGCTTGTAAAGTTGCAACTACTACTGAGTCAGCACCTTCAGTCATGAAAGTTTGCTCTGTGTTACTGTTGCCTAATGGTCCTGCCGCGATGATCGTTGCTGTTTGCATGATTTTGTCAAGCACTGCAGATTGAACACCACTTGGTCCTGCTGAACCGTTTACTGCGTTAATGTAGTCAATTGTGAATAATTGTACTTCTTTTCCAATCATTTCCACATCGTTAGATGTTGCTACCGGGTTTACTTTAGTTGTCATGTTTAAATCCTCCTTGTATCTGATTAAAATGACTTTGATCACACTCTGTAATCAAGTTGCAAGTATTTATAAATTATTTTGGTAAATTATGCTGTAATATTACTATTTTGTCCACACTTCGTCATTTCTAACACGTGATTGGTAGGTGTATCCAAAACTTGTGAGTATTTCCTTGGCTTTCTGCACTATTACTGGTCTCTTGTGCCTCTTCATCTCAATATTGACGATGGGGTTGTTTGTTTCCAGGGTGTGTTTAGAACCCTCCAGCAACGGTATCTCGAAACCATCCACATCTATCTTGATGTAGTCAACATCTGTTAGATTGAAACTATCCAGTGTGCGGCATTCTATGTCACCGTCTCTGGGTGCAGTATCTCCCATGGTCTCATTTAGGTGTGTACTATTGAAACCTTGTGTCACTGTATGTTCGTAATTGCTGAGACCATATGGATGTAGGGTCACATTGGTTTCTTTTATGTTCCTGTTGAAGCACTCTCTGAAGTTGGGATTTGGCTCAAAGCATATCACATGATCAAACTTTCTAGACAAAGGTCTTGTCCACTCACCAACGTTGGCACCTATGTCTACTGCGTTCCTCCATTTTCCCACATATCTAAGACTGTTGTCTCGTTGGGCTAATTGGCCATTACCTGCCTCTTCTAAGAAAGTAGGTTCAGTGTGTTGTCCGTACAATACCCAAAAACTGTTGTTCATATGTTCTAATATATTTCTTTGAATTTACGTTGTATGTCTGTGTTTGGTAATTTTGCTTGTAGCAGTTGTTTCAATCTTGATAATGTTTGTGCTTGTTGTCTTGTGTCCAATCTATTAAAATTAGCAACAGCACGTCTTAAATTTCTTAAATTAGCGTCACGTATACCAAGAGCCCTTTCTAGATCTGTCAGCACTTTATAATGGTTCTCATACGTTCTAAGATACCTTCTTAAGGACATAACGGGTACAGGTTGTCGCTGTCTCATGGCCTGTGCCTCATTTGGGTTTTTTAATTTTTTGGTAATTTCAGGATCACCTGCCACAATGGCCAACATGTTTGCTAGGTCATTGTTTACCATTCTCACTTGATCAAATGTTCCTTTGGCCATGGTCTGATCAGCATATGATTTTACAAATGATTTGCTGTCATCTGTTTGACTCATTAATGCCAGTGCTAGAAAACTGAGATAAATTCTCTCTGTGACTTCTGGAAAACTAAATCTCTGCAAGTCACTATGTCGTCTAATGACTTTGCCCTCAGATACATACTTTAAAAAAGGTGTTAACATACACGTATTTATAGAACATATGCAACGTAATTTTATTCTAACTGATCTAATGAAAACAGGTGAGAATGCTCTGTATGAGCAGTTTGTCAATATGCACAGTTTCAGAGATCAAACCTTTGATTGTACCTCTGAATATTATATGCTACAACACTATGACTTAGATTCCTATGATAGAAAGTTTGCTATCATAGATAGATCAAAAAAAGGAGAACAACATCCTTCACACAACAAAGAATACAGAGAGGAGTTGGAACGTAGAAAAGTATTACTGCATAGCCAAGGATTTACTTTCATACTTGCCACACCATGGGAATCCAAAGAAAATATAGATAATATGCTATTGTATCCAAAGCAAACAAATGAAATAGTATGGTCAGGCGGTGTGTCTTGGTTTTGGTTTTATATGTACAACAAACACAAAGACAGCACATTTAATTTTGATCACTCAAATAAAAAGTATGACTTTCTTTATCTGAACAAGCAACCAAGAGCCCACAGAGAAAAATTATACAACAAGTTATTTGACAACGGCATATTGGACAATAGTTTGCACACCAACTGGCCTAAAAGGAAACTGCCCGCGGATTATGAACTGCCATGGGCACAGGACTATCCACTGTATGGCAAAGATCAAGACATATATGAGAAGCCGTATAATGATACTGCTTGTAGTATAGTATCTGAAACTAACGACAACAATTACGAAATTTTTATGACAGAGAAGATATGGAAACCTATTATAGCACAACAACTTTTTGTGGTGCATGGCAATCATTTATATCTACAAAAATTAAGAGAAATGGGTTTCAGAACTTTTAACAACTACTTTGAAGAGGCATACGACCTAGACAGAGACCCTGATATGAGGATCGACACTATTGTTGATGTGTGTGATAGATTACGTGATGCACCGTGGCAAGACATATATCTACAAAGTAAAGCACTGCGACAACACAATCATGATAAATTTTTCCACAAAGAAAATTTAAGTAATGAAATTAATAAAACGTTAAATCTATTTCTTGAATTTGCTGACAGCAGTCAAGTTTCTTCTTGAGAATCCTAATCTATCCACAAGTTTAACAGCACTTCCTGATTTGTCAACAGCAACAAATCCTTCTGGTTCTGTTACTTCTAGTCCGCCATCTGTTTGTTGGAATGACCCAATAGCCATTGCTTGGTTCATTTTCTTTAGCACAAACATTTTCATTTGCTGTACTGCTTTGTAGAAAGTCAACATTGCCTGTAATGGTTGTTTGGCCTTGTTTAGGAACACAGGCATCTGCTTCATTTTGTCCTGTCTCAACTGCAAAGCCTTTTGTGCCTTAAGTCCTGCAATTTGTTGTTGCATTCTTTCTGCATAAAACTTTTTAAATCCTAATAAAAATTGATTAACGTTGCTTGGTAGTTCTCCTTGCTTGACCATTGCGTTGATGTACATTTGGAACATTGGCACAAAGTCTGTGTTCTGTCCTAGCACATTAGACAAGTTTCTTGGCACACTGTTTAAGAGTGTTTCAAGTTTTTCAATACTATTGTAAAATTGTTTTGTTTCGTCGTCTGTAAATTTAGCACTGCCTGATACGTCTTTGTATGTGGCATTGTCAAAGAACACATCATTGCTTTTAGCAAACGAACTTACATCTGCTCCGCCCGATGCTGTCATGTCTGCAAGTGTTTCACCGTTGTATGTTGTGTGGAATATGATTCCTACTTTGGCTCTGTCTATTTGTTTGCCTAGTTCACCGCCTTCTGGTACTGCATATGTTATTGTGTTGGGTGTGAATGTTAAGTGAGGTTTACCTTCAATGTTTTTTCTAGTGATATCTTCATCTGTGTACAACAAGTCGCCTTGCACCACACCTTGTATGTTTAGTTTTCTAAGATGCACAAGACATTTTAATAGTTTTTGTCCTAGTTCGTCTGTGCCGTGATTGTTTGCTATGTCTTTTTTTGTGTAATTAATTTTAGCCGCCTGTGCAAATACTGATTTAGTACCCACAAAGAACTTGCCGTTGTCTGGATTAGTGCCACACACCACAGCAGGAGCACCGTCCCACTTAACTGACACACTCATTGCTTCTGAACTTGATCCTTTGAGTGTTAGCAGTAATCCTCTGAAGTATTCTATCACTGCTTTGCCACCCTCATAACCGTCAGTGATTACTATGTCCTCTATGTGTTCGAGGTGTGTTCTTTTAAATTCTGTAAGTACATCTTCTATAAGCATATCAATATTTATGGTAATAATTTAAACTTAGATTCAACCTGTTGCCTATCTAAATTGTGTGTTTTTCCATGCAGTGCAAGAGCAAGTCCTTTATGGACATCATCATCTAGATCTAAAGGTGTGTCTATATTATTTTTTATAGCCTGCCAATATCCCAGTATTTTTGATTGGCTTGTTAACCATTTGTCGTGTTCTTCCACTGTATAATTGTAACCTATCTTTTTGAATTCGTCAACCGTGGCTTGTGAACTGTCATACATTACAGACCAATTAAACACTTTGGTAATTTCTGGTATCGTTTTTATTTCAGCAAAGTTATCATCAAACAGTTTGTACATCCATTCTGCCACAGCAGATGCTATGGGTATTTTGCTGTTGTT